CTCACCTGAAATGCAAGCACGCCTTGCACAAATTATGGCTGGCGGTGGAGTTGCTGACTCCCCGCATCAAGCAGCTATCCAACAACCTGCACCGGAGCCTGCGCCAGTGGTAAAGCCTCCGTCCCTGATGGACCACGTTATCGCGCTTCGTCAGGAAGTGGCATCTCTACGCCAGCAAGTTGATGCGCAATCTAATGTCGTTGATGCAGTCGGCCAAGCCGTAGGAACCCTCTACCAGATGTTTCAACCATCGGCCCCAGCTGCAGATCAAAGCGCAACGTTTGGCCAGAATTTTCAACAACAAGTAGATCCTACTGAATTTTGATTACCCCAAACCTTCTGTGATCATCTAAGGCGTCTCTGAAATTCTCAGTGGCGCTTTTTTAATAACTATATATCATGACTGACAAACCTTTTAGAATTCAGACTGCTGCTGGACACCGTAAGTATCTCTGCTCAGGTCTTTACCTGCCTTCAGTTACTACTGTTCTGTCCGGCACTGAATCAGAAAAATCCAAAGCAGGCCTTCGTGCCTGGAATGAAAAGAACCCTGGCGCTATGGAAGCTGCCGCAACACGCGGTACTGCTATCCACGAGTGCTGTGAGAATCATATCCGTGGACTTCCTATCAATTGTCCTGACGAATACATGCCGTTCTGGAATGGCATGAGCCAATACCTTGATTGGTTTGATGAAATTTACTGGTCAGAGCGTCCACTTCGCCCTGATTGGAACCATCTCCGTAGTGATGACCGTGAAGTTGCCTACGTCTGGTCTACCGAACATAAGTATGCCGGTTGCCCTGACTTGATTGGCACCATTGGCGGATTGAATGTCATTGCTGACTTCAAGACAAGCAACGGACCTTACTGCGCATCTTCACCTGATCGTGGTGACCGTGCAGGATATGGCGGATGGCGTAAGTTCCAGAAGTGTGCACAACAGATGGGTGCTTACCGCTATGCACTCAACGAACGTGTCGGTTTCAAGTGTGATATTGCCCTCATTATTGTCACCACAGAAGAGACTACACAAGGTATATTTATTGACGGAGATCAACTTGATCTCTATGAGGGTCGCTTCCTTAAGCGAGCGAAAATGTTCCACGATATGAATCCAGATACAGATGATCAAACTGCGAATATCAGTTAATAAAGCTTGTAAAAACAAAGAAAGCCAGCCAGCTTATGACTGGCTCAATATCAACGAAAGTCTTGAGTGGCTTCAAGGTTGGGTCACAGCAGGTTATGGCTGGTGTGCTACCCACTTCGCAGGGCGGCATCGACGTCAAGACAATGCTGTTGGCAGCAACATTGTTGTCATTGACTTTGACGGTGACACCACGCTTGGGCGGTTCTGGCAAATGCAGACTGCACGCGACTGGTGTGCTGCTACCTACACATCCTCTAGCCATACGGAGCAATGCCATCGCTTCCGTGCCATTTTCCCTCTAGCTATTGAGTTGCGAACTGCAGCTCAGCACAAGGGTGCTTACTGGCTTGTAGTCAACCGACTGCTTGCTGACCTCGGCATTGAGTCTCTCGAAGACAACTGTGGTCAGAAGCGTGAACGTCTTTGGTATGGCAATACCAATGCCGAATGGTCATTCAATGCCGGCGCTGAAGTTCCTGACTTCCTGCTCAACGACATTGACTATGAAGAGGTTACTGACTTCATCTCTTCAGACGTTACTGACCAAGACGTAGAACGCTGTAAGTGGCTCCTAAGCAACTTTCTCACACCTTCTGAGGACGGTGAGTATGAGTCTGTCTATGTCCCTGTCATGGCCGCTTGTGCAGCCGTAGGGGAGCCTCTCTTCAATAATTGGGTTGAGTGGGTTGCCAAAGGACATCACGGTGAAAAACGTGAGAACATGATGCCATTTAAATGGCGAGGTCTCGGTACACAATCCGGTCCTGCTAAATTGTATTCGCTTGCTAAAAAGCAAGACAGTAACTGGACATCACAGTTACCACCTAACCTTAGGTTTGGTGCAGTTGGATCTGCTGTCGGCTATACAGAGTTCGACCAGCTCCCCAACTTTGATGACGTAATTAATACTATCGAGGTGAAAGTGGAACCTGAATTCGAACCAATCCCAGATGCTTCTCAAGCAGTCAAAAAGACTAGAGGACGTCCCAAGAAATCCAGCAGTGACGCAGCTAAAGAACGTGAGAGTGATGTTAAGCAAGTGCTTGAAATCCTCTCGCTGCTTCGTAAGAATGAACTGACTGGTGCTATTGAGTACACAGACAACACAGGCAAGACTGTTGAGCTCCAAGGTAATGACCTTGACTTGATGACAACCAAGCTCGCTTGTGAGCATGGCGTGTTCATCCCTGAGATGCGTATCAAGTCTGCTATTCAATACGCTGCACTTAAGAATAAGTACTGTCCAATCAGGCGCTACCTAGATACTTGCTCTGCTCAAGCTATTCCTCATAAGGATTGGGAGCGCATTGGCGAAATCTTCCTAGGTAACAAGAACAAGCTTGCAACACTTGCCATGCAACGCATGATGATTGGTGCTGTAGCTCGTGCTTATAACCCTGGCTGCTCTATGTCTTGGCTACCTATTCTCGTAGGTGCTCAAGGCGTAGGTAAGTCTCAGTTCAGCCGTAGCCTTGTCCCTGAGAAGCTCTTCGCTGAGGTGTCTACACCTCTCGACACTCTGATGAAAGAGCAATATCGCTTGCACGTTGCTTGGTTGCTTGAGCTTCCTGAAATTGATCACTTCTTCCAGTCTCGCAACATCGAGAACTTTAAGAACCTGATCACTACTCGCTGTGATGAAGTGCGTCGTCCTTACGCTTCTCTGCCTGAGCGTCTGCTCCGTAGGTTCGTAATGATCGGCACCACTAACCGTAACCAGTTCCTGGTCGATAGTACAGGTAACCGTCGCTTTGTCCCTCTTGAAATTGGAGCTAACTTCCTTATTCCTTGGAAGCAGCTGCAAGAAGAGCGTGACATGCTCTGGGCTTCTGCTATTGCTGCTTACCGCAACGGTGAATCCTACGAATTCAACAGTGGTGAGATTGCTCAGATCTCAGAGTACATCCAAGAGTTCGGTGATCCGGACCCCTGGATGGAGAAGATCAGTAACTACGTAGCACTCAAGCCTGAAGTTACTGCTGCTGATGTTCTGACACAGGCACTGGATCTTGACCCCCGTGCTCAAGGCAGGCGTGAAGCTCGTCGTGTTGCTGATGTTCTACAGACACTTGGCTGGAGACGTCTTAATACCTCACGTAAAGATCCTATTACTGGTAAAACTAAGTCAGTTCGACTCTGGATCCGTCCGCAGGATGATCCTTTGACTGAGGATCACATTCTCAAAGACTTCTGATAATCCACTTTATTACTTTTAAAATGAAAACATCTGATATCCAAATTGGGCTGCGCGTCCGTGTCCTTTCCAATGACCGTACTGCACTTGTAGTAGGGCGGCCTGAGTATTACACCCCACGTGCCAAGCTTGTTCGTATAAAGTATGAGAACAGCACACGATATGAATACACAACCAATCATCTGATTGACTCCCTTCCTATCGAAGATCAATACCCATCGCTGGGTGGTACGTATGTAAAACCTGAAGGTAACTTCTAATATGCCTGAATCTCAACCTAGTAAGAAGCGTGGCGGTCATGCCTATGGTCGCCGTAATCAGCAGATGTCTAACACTGCTGAAGAAGGTGAACTCTGTATTTATACAGGTCACTCATTAGGCCGCTTCTCTTCGCACTCCATGCGTTACGACAGTCACCAAGCCTGTACTCGGTGTGTCGCATCTGCTCGTGAAGGGATGCTCTCCTTTGATATTGACAGGTTGATGAAGAAGCATCGATCTCGTGCACTCAAGTTCTGGTCACAAGTTGACATTGGACAACCTGATGAGTGCTGGGATTGGAACGGAGTAATCAATCCACGTACTAAGCAGGCTCAGTTTGCTTGGAGACGTCCTGGTATTTCAACCTCCACTCAACATCATCCTCAACGTGTAGCTATGTGGCTGACTTGGGGAGACTTGGGATTCACTGGTGTCAAGACTACTTGCGGTAACAAGTATTGCTGCAATCCTTTCCACCTTATCCCACAACACATCGGTGTCTTTGTAGACAACGATAGCTATATGGAATCCTTTGAGCTTGCTTGCCAGATCCATACTCTTAAGCAGCAAGTTGCTGAGTATGTAATGGAAGAAGCAATTAAAGAAGAAGCCAAGCGGCAAGATAAACTAGATGCTGACCTTCGTAATGGAATGCTTCTCAATCCTGATACTAGGTTTGGTGACCGTTACGAAGCACTTGTCTCTGACATTCTCGCAGGTGCACATATCTCTCAAATTGAACCTGACGAACCTAGTCAATTCAAAGTCCCTACAGATAACGGAGAAACTCCTGATAATCCCACGGACGACATTTAATTTACTTATCCTTATACAAGAGTCATTTAGTTATGTCAAGAAGATCAGATTTACTTCAGCACCTTATTCGTTCCGACAAGTTTGGTGAAGAGAAGACTCAAGAACAAAAGTTTCTTGCTGCTACTGCTGAATTGATCCTTACTGATTTCATCAATATCGCATCGAATGGTGTGCTAGCTAAGGGTGCCGGCTCGTTGATTATCAACTTGCAAAACGATTCAACTACTTATATGAGTGGTTACGATATCGAACGGGACATCTACACAGCTGAGAAAGAAGAAGACGAATCCGTCGTTGAATTCTTACGCTCACTGATGGAAGAGATAAACGAGAATGACTGGTCTACGAATGTATTGATTACCTTGATCAGTGATGCTGGAACAAGAACATTTAGTGTCGAAGCAGGAGGGGGCCAAGAGAGCTTCCGAGCGTTCGCAGAAGAATTTACAGGACAAGCTTAAAGTAGCTGGCCTTAAACTTCCGCTTTACCCTACTCCTCAAATAATTGAACGTGCTCGCATTGTCATGGGAGGTATCGACTACGATCCCACCTCTGACCCTGTGCAGCAAGTTCTAGTTGATGCAACGTCTGTGCCGTCAGTGGATACCAATCCGCTGCAAGAGCATTGGCATGGCAATGTTTTCGTATCACCTAAAGGTGCTGTACGCACTACTAGGATCTGGTTGAATAAGACTATCGATGAGTACCGAAATCATCACATCAATAGTTTTGTTTTCTTTACCAGCGCATCTGAAATCATGAGGGCTGCTCCTGCAATCCTCGACTATCCATTCTGTATTCCATTCAAGCGTGTCAAGCAATTGCGTGCCACGCCTGGAGGCTTCGAACCTGTGTGCCCATCGACTTGGAATATCCTTGTCTATGGACCACCGGTTGAGGCAGCCATTACTTCAATTGATAAGGTCTCGCTCTTCCACAGCACCTTCCGAGACATTGGCAGGGTTTGCTTCAATGAGTTTGCCGGTGATTCCTGGCAACGAGACCTTGAGTACTACAACGAAAAACGAGGGGAAGTTTGATGAGTAAGCAAATCGCACCCTCTGCTTTTATACTTCTACCATCTGGCGATGAAGTATTCCCGTCACGGCTTATCCATCGTGATGGAACAATCATGTGGAAGCATGCTTTAGAAGCTAAAGGACGTGCCTTTGTTCCCGCTTGCCTTGCTCACGAAGCCCACATCATTAAGACAGCTGCTCGCATTGAAGAACTCAATGCATGGGTATCCCAAAATCTTGATATCTGGAATTGTCTAGTACCAAAATTCTGGTATGACCCCACTCATGACCATGCTCCGTTCGCTAACGGATATGCCTGTGAGATTAAACATGTCAGCAAAGCCAGTCCTGATGTAGTGCAAATACTTCAGCAGCACGTTCAAGATCATGAGACTTTGAAACTTGCTGGCAACGGTAACATGTACTTCTCAAGATGTTAATCAGGCCGGGTAACCCCGGCTGCACTTTGGGTAAATAGATCCTATACTTTTAGAAGAACAATGGATGATATGGACTACGAAAAATTTAAAAAGGATCTTGAGAAATTTGAATCCTGGGATGACAAGATCATTAGTATCTACAACAAAACTGATGCAGTAAATAGCCCTGCTCATTACACACGTGGCAGCACTGAAGCCATTGATGTAATTGAGGACGCTATTCAAGAC